AGTCTAGTCCCTTCCATTCGTTCCCATATTGTATCCATTTAGTCCACATGTTGTCCACAAGCTGTGTATATCCTGTGGATATCTGTGTAAACGGTTACATATAGGGGTGAAAGTTTTGGCATACCCCCTAGGGTATAGGGTTATCCTATACTAGAATAGACGTACAGTATAGACTCACAACCTAGACTACAAAACTAGGGCAACCGTCTAGACTTGACCCCCCATTGTTAATAACCGCCCCGTACAGTATACAATGTATACCCCTGTTTGGTTGTGCGTGATATTCTATTATTGTTCCTTTATGTCCGTTTTGTTATAGTTTATTGTAACGATTGTGTAACATTTCAGGTTTTTTGGTTTTTTTTTGTCACAAGTGTCAGGTTTTTCGAGGAATACTATAGTAGTAGATAAAATAATTATTATAGTATTAAAGCCCGCCTTTAAGGGGCGGGCGTTACTGTTTAACTATTATTATTGTATAGTGTTTTAAAACCAGCCTTTGAGGGCTGGTTATTGTTTTATAGTACGTAACTATTTTTATGTCTACTGTTAGATGCCGTGGCATAAACCCCGCAGGGGTTGTTTCAGGACCCCTTCATTGGTGTCCTTCAACACCCCTTTTAACGCCAAGGCTGTCAACCCTCGCCTTGGCTACTATGTTTGGAGGTTCTTTTTTATGGCTACTAATTTAGGCCGTAAAAAAGGGTCGGATGTTACTGCCGCTAAGCAGGCTTTCCTGGAGTTGATTAAGGATGGCATGACTGTGGTGAACGCCATGAAGGGCGTGGGTAGGTCTATTTCCACGTATGAGCGTTGGCGGCGTGATGATGAAGATTTCGTGGTGTCGGTTGAGCGAATCAGGAACATGCGTAACGGCGTGTCAGGTCCAGCTCCTGTCCGTGAGATTTTGTCGTTTCCTGAGTTTAGTGAGAAGTATCTTGATGCCAAGGTTTTCCCTCACATGCAGAATGTGGTCGATTTGATTGAGGGTCGTGACCCTTCTTGGGTGCATCCTTCGATGGTTTTCGAGAAGGGTGAACGTGACCTTGTGATGGTGAACATGCCACCTGAGCATGCTAAAACTACTTCAATCACGATCAACTATGTCGTGTACCGGATTTGTATGGATCCTAATATTCGTGTCATCCTCGTGTCGAAGACGGCTGAGATGGCTAAGAAAATGTTGTACGCGATTAAAACTCGTCTCACTCATCCCCGCTATGAGGCCATGATTGAGGCGTATGCACCCCTTGGTGGGTTCGATAAGGATTCTGAAGCGTGGAATCAGACAATGATTTACGTGTCAGATAATGCTCGTGATTCTGGCGAGAAAGATCCAACCGTTCAAGCTCTCGGTATTCGGGGACATATTTATGGTGCCCGTGCCGATTTGATTATTTTGGACGATACCGTGGATCTTACTAACGCCCACGAGTTTGAGAAGCAGATAGACTGGCTGCAGTCGGAAGTTATTTCCCGTATTTCAGCAGCTGGTTCTATGCTTGTCGTGGGTACCCGTCTCGCCTCTAAAGACCTGTATAAGGAACTTAGGGACGAGCACAGGTATCCTGACGAGGAATCACCGTGGTCATACTTGTCGATGCCAGCGGTTCTTGAGTTTAACGATAAAGAATCCGATTGGGTAACGTTGTGGCCTCGATCTAACCAGCCTGAACCAGGTTCAAAGATTGAAACGCAAGAAGCTGACGAGAACGGTTTATACGCTAAATGGGATGGTCCTCGTCTTTCTAAGAAGCGTAAACGTGTATCGCCCCGTGCATGGGCTATGGTTTACCAGCAGCAGCAGGTTTCTGAGGATGCAATATTCTCACCTGAAGCGGTGAAAGCAGCGATTAACGGTAACCGTATGGCTGGCCCTATACCTAAAGGTATGGTTGGGCAGCGTGTCAACGGCATGGATGGTCTTATTATTGTGGCTGGTCTTGACCCCGCTACTTCTGGGCACACGTCAGCCGTGGTTATTGGTCTTGATATTCAGACACAGAAACGTTACCTGCTGGATGTGTACAATAAGGCTGGTATCACGCCTGAGGCTATGCGTGAAATGATTAAAGACCTTACTATGAAGTACCGTATCAGTGAGTGGCGTATTGAACGTAACGGTTTCCAAGGTTTCCTTGTCCATGACAGGGAGTTGAATGAGTTTTGTTCCAGCCGTGGAGCGATCATTCGCCCCCATTTCACTGGACAAAACAAACATGACACTGATTTTGGTGTCGCCTCGATGACTTCACTATTCAACAACTGGCAGGATAAACACCAGTTGATCGAATTACCTTCCACACACGGTCAGGAATCATGTAAACAACTAGTGGAACAGTTGGTTACGTGGGCACCTAACGCACCTAAAACACAAAAAACAGATATCGTCATGGCTATGTGGTTCGCTGAACTTGCCTGCCGTGACCGTGTAGTAATGAACTCCAGCTACACACGTTCACATGTTAAAAATAGTTTCCTTACACCGTGGGATCGTAGGCAGCAAACAACTGTGAGTCTTCTTGAGGCTGAAGCGGCTAACGCTTTCACCACTATTGGGGCTTGAAAGGTTTAATAAATGACTGTAAGTTTTAGTGAGACACCTGATACTGGTGCAGATAATCCACGTTTACGTGAGATCCGTGCACAGTATGACAGGTTGAAGTCGTCTAACGCTGCCCGTGACGGGCGCATGCAGGATGTTCTTGCCGTCAGGCAGGGACGTATGCGGGACGTTTACCCTGACTTGTTCCCTGAAGGTCCTTTCGATAAAGGTATCGTGGCGAACATGGTTGACGTGGCTGCACGTGACCTTGCTGAAGTTCTCGCACCACTGCCTTCATTTAACTGTTCTTCATCTAAAATGATTTCTGATGCTGCACGTAACTTCTCCGAGAAGCGTACACGTATCGTCAACGGGTACTTGGATCATTCTGAAGTACAGACACAAATGTATACTGCTGGTGACCGCTACTTCACGTACGGTTTCGTACCGTCCATGATTGAAGTGGACACGGAAACCAACATGCCACGTATCGTGTTCATGGATTCTATCGGCGCATACCCGATCTTTGACCGTTGGGGTCAAGTTAAAGCAGGCTTCTTCTCGTTCTTTAAAAACAGTGATGAACTTGTCGGCATGTATCCACAGGCTGAGAAGATCATTAAAGGCAACTCGCGTTCATCTAACGAGATGATTGAGGTTGTCCGTTACCATGATGCTAAAGTTGACTTGCTTTTCCTACCTACCCGTGAAGGTATTGTTCTTGAATCAACCAAGAACCCTATCGGTGAATGCCTAATTGAATGGACTAAACGTCCAGGTGTAGACACAGAGTCACATGGACAGTTCGATGACGTGCTTGCAGTGCAAGTTGCTAAAGCACGCTTCGCACTCTTGTCCCTTGAAGCCGCACAGAAAGCAGTACAGGCACCAATCGTACTGCCACCTGATGCTCAAGAACTATCACTCGGACCCGATTCGGTTATCCGTACCGCTAACGGTGAACGTGTACGCCGTGTACCTATCGAAGTACCACAGTCAGCGTTCGCCCAGCAGGGTGTTCTTGATCAGGAACTACGTCAAGGTTCACGTTACCCGAATGCTCGCGGTGGCGAGATTGATGCGTCTGTTGTTACAGGTCGTGGAGTGCAAGCCCTCATGTCAGGGTTTGATACACAGATCCGTACAGGCCAGTCAATGTTTGCCCGCACATTCCAAAACCTTATCCGTAAAGCACTCAAAGTTGATGAGATGCTTTTCGCTGCGGAAACTAAAACTATCCGTGGCAACAGTGACGGTACACCGTATGAAATCAGGTACCGTCCTGAAGTTGATATTAAAGGCGACTACACGGTTGATGTGCAGTACGGTCTCATGGCAGGGCTTGACCCTAACCGTGCCCTCGTGTTTGGTTTACAGGCACGTGGTGACCGTCTCATTAGCCGTGACTTCCTCCGCCGTCAAATGCCTTTCGCACTTAACGCCACCGAGGAAGAACAACGTGTTGATGTTGAAGAAATGCGTGACGCTTTAAAGCAGGCAGTAGCAGGATATGCGCAAGCAATCCCTGTACTTGCACAGTCAGGGCAAGATCCTGGTCAGATCCTTGCACGCTTGTCAGCAATTATTCTCGGACGGCAAAAAGGTCAACCTATTGAAAAGGTTGTTAATGAGGCTTTCGCTCCTGAGCCACCACCCGAGATCACCCCACCAGGGGTTGACCAGCTAGGTGCGGGACAAGAGACAGGTATGGTCGGTCCCCCTGGAGAGGGTCCCCCTGGTGCGGGTTCACCTGAAGGTGGCGGTGGACAGGGTTTATCGTCTAGCGGTTTGATGCGTGGTGTTGCACCAGGTCAAGCAGGCATGGGTGCTGGTGGTCGTCCTGATCTTCAAATGCTCATGGCATCTCTTGGTGCTGGTGGGGAACCTAACCTGTCGGCTGGTGTCAGTCGCAGAATGCCGATATAAGGAGTAATTATGTGTATGAGTTGTGGATGTTGGATGGATACGACAGGTAAGTCTGGTGGGGATGGCAACCATCCTGAAGATGCGAATGTTATGCCTAACGTTAAGACTACCGTGTCACCTCTAGGTTGGGAAAAGAAGTAGTGGCTGCGAAGAAAACACATCCTGGTTTTAAAGCAGTGCAGAAAAAGATTGCTGCTAAGCAGGGTGTGAGCATGGAAAGTGCTGGGGCGATTCTTGCTGCTGGCGCACGCAAAGCCAGTAAGAAGGCTGTTGCAAAGAATCCTCGTTTGAAGAAAGTTTCTGGAGTTAAAAAAGGTAAATAGATGCCTAGTGAAAAAGATTCTAGACTTAAACGTGCTGGTGTATCGGGTTACAATAAACCGAAACGTACACCAAACCATCCCACTAAGTCTCACGTTGTTGTTGCTAAAGAAGGCACGCAGGTTAAAACAATTCGTTTTGGTCAGCAAGGTGTGACGGGGGATCGTCAACCTACCGCACGGCAGGCTTCTTTCAAAGCTCGTCATGCTAAGAATATTGCTAAAGGTAAAATGTCAGCGGCTTACTGGGCCGATAAAGTGAAATGGTAGGAGTAAGTCATGGCTGCTGAATCAAAAAAGAAGCGCGATCCTTACAAGGAATATGCTGCTAAGCCAGTGAAGAAAACCCTTGGTGCTCGTGCTGAGGAGCAACGCCGTGGTATGGCTGCTACACGTGAGAAAGCTATCGCTAAGCGTGCTGCTGCCAAGAAGGTTGCTGCTGCTAAGAAACTTGCTGAACAAAAGAAGACTGATGCTTTGATGAAGAAAGCTGGGAAGCTTTCAACTAAACGCTTTAAAGAAAGCATGCGTTAAACAAATAACAATAAGGAGATAGTAATGCCACAACCTAACAAAGGTACACACGGTAAGCCTAACGTTTCCATGCCAATCATGGACAAGTCAGGCAAAGGCACACTCGATGGAAAGAACATCAAGTTTGGTGCACCAGGCGGTAAGGGAACCAAGGGTTCCAAGTAAGTATTCTTTTAGCGAAAGGTAGTTTGATATGAGGGTTCCTTCACGCAACATCAGTTTGCATTTACGCTACCTTGACCTAAACATTGCAATCATGTCTGAAGGATCATCATGGTCACCTGATATTGCTGATGACATGGTTTCACGGATGAAGCAGTATTTTGATAATACTCTTTACACGATGGCTGAATATAATCTTGTCGAGTCTGAATCCGTTCAGGAGGAAGATGAGGAAGATGAGTGGGGTCCACAACCCGAAAAAGAATTGATTGATCCACGGACTGTAACATTGGAGGATAACGATGGCTGGTGAATGGGGCGGTAAACGCACACCAAGTAATCCTGCACCAGTGTCTGGTCCTGGTCAACTTTCTCAACGGACTGATGGTGGACCCCAGCAGGTTCAGGCTGACATGACTGGCATGCCGTATGGCGAGAATGCCGAGTTTAATACTATGCAAAGCATGGCTCCTATGTCTGCTTCACCTTCTGCACGTTCACCTCGTTCGTCTGCACATAAAGCTTCACAGGCTGGTGGCATGTCTGCTACTCCTTTGTTTTCACCGACTCAACGTCCTGATGAACCAGTTACTGCTGGTGCACCGTTTGGTCCTGGTTCTGGTCCTTCAATGCAATTACCAATGCAGCAACAAAGGACTCAAATTTCTAGCACTTTATCTGTTGCAGCGCAATATAGCAAAGATAATACTCTGAATAAAATGGCTGAGATTCTTGCTCGGAGGGGTATGTGAAAGAGCCAATAAAGAAAGAGGCTCTAAATAATTTTGGCTATGGTGATCAGATTGTTAATTTAACAGCAGATACTGACTATAGTCCTGAAGCGGCAGCAGTTCGAGAGACTTCTAAGCGCCTTGATTATATTGATACTTCAAAGGAATTAAATAAGAAGATCAATGAAACCTATTCTCGTGAACGCAAGGGAATAGAACTTGGCATAAATCCTGCTGCTGGAGTTCCAGAATATTCTTCATACCAAGATCAGAAAAGTTTTGTTACTCAGCGTGAATTAAATAGAACTCAAAAAAGAATTATTGGTAATTATCCTTCAGTTAAAAAAATTATTAAAACACTTGAGGATAACGGT